TGCCTGACAGAAAAAACTGCAATGCGGAAACTTTTCAATCTTCAGTTTGAATCCAACTGGAGATAGAAAGTTTCTGTTATCAGGTTGTTCTGCCATCCATTGTGCAGACATAATCTCAGACGACCACTACATTCTTATTTATCAGGCATTTAAAACCCAATTTTCAGCATAGTCCTCAGCGTCACAACGATGGACAAACTTGCGGAGAATTAAAGTTTCAGTTGGTTCTGTTTCTTGATCTATACCAACTACAGCATACCTACTAGATCGACTGGAAGTTCGCACTACAGTTGCTTCCTTCATTCCATTGTCACTGAAATACGTTACGATTTTTTCTTCTACTTGCATACAATTTCTAGACATAAAAAAGAGGGGCATACGCCCCTCCAGTATAACGCAGTACTTGCGATGGATCACATAAGGTTGCGAACCAGGACGCGACGATAGTACTGGTTGCGACCCAGACCGTTGGCACCCAGCAGATCTTCGCCCACAGCAGAACCATCTGCTTTGAACACGAAGGGGTTGGCGACCATACCGTAGCGGGTCTTGAAGCCGATCTTCGGCTGGAAGGAACCCTGATCCACGGCGCGGACCATTTGCAGGGGCACGTAGGGGCAATAGAAGAGACCAGCGTCATAGGCGCTAGTGCCCTTATAACCAGCAACGTAGTAGTGGTCGTCAGACAGGTTAGCGGAATAAGGATCCACATAGACCTTGACGCCACCGTTGAGAGTACCAACGAAGGTGTTGCCAGTGTCATCGGGCAGACCGTTGGTGCTCAGGGCGGGGGTGTAATCAAGCACACCAGCCATATTCAGAGCGGAAGCAACATCAGCAGAGCAGAGGATGAAGTTGCCCTTCCCTCTACGAGTTTGCTGTGCAATAGCGTTGGCGTCACGCTCGATCTGATAGATCAGACCTTTGAACTTCTCAACACTCCAGCGACCGTTAGAGTCGGTGTCAAGGTTGAAGATGCCAGCGTTAGCAACGTTGTTCTGAGCACCGACCTTTGCTTGGAGATACACAGTACGGATCACTTCGCGGTTGATTTCAGCGAGGATCTCCGAAGACAGGATGTTGGAGAGTTCAGTCTCAGCATCCAGACCGTGGATCGCCTTGAGGTCTTGTGCCAGTTCCAAGGTGTACTCAGCTTTCAGAGCACGGGACTTGGCAGTGACCGACACCTTGTCGATCGAGAATGCCATCTCGCGGAAGTCAGGAGATCCAGCAGATCCCAGTGCTTCCAGGTAGTCACGAGCAGAACCTTGGGTGTTCTCGTAACGGAAGTTACCAGAGGCATACGTGGTGCTATCGTTGAGGATAGCGGGGTTGTTACCTTCAGCAGTGTTGGTAGCAGCTGCAGCAGAGCCACTTCCATCGCCACCACCACCTTCGCCAACGTGACCAGCGAGGGGGTTGTAGGCAGCACCACCAGAAGCATCGCCCACGGCAGAGAAACCAGGGTTAGGCTCGTTGAACAGTGCTTCTGCGCCGTCGCGATCGTTGTAGTGCGACTTCATTGCGAAGATCAGTCCAGTAGGACCGCTCATCGGTTGCACACCACACACGTCATAAGCGACGAGGTTAGGCATAGAACGACGGATCAGGCTGATCAGGATCGGGTCGAAACCAGCGAGACCAGAAGAACCGTGGGAAGATTTAAGACCGTCTGCACCAACGCTGTTGATGGGGGCGGCTTCGTTAAGCATTGAATGCTCTTCTTTCAGAGCACGCTCTTGGTTTTCAAGGAGTTGAGCGGTAACCTGCTTACGGTGTGAATCCTTAATCTCGGAGAGATCACCGTGATTCAGAACAGGTGCCCACTTCTCCTGCAGTTGACGGGTGTCCATTTGCGGAATAGTTAGGGTTTGAATTTAATATAGAAATCAGTTCTTATGAGAAGAAATTGCATTCAGATATGCTTGCATAACTGGTGCATACTCTTCAGAAACACCTTCAACAGGAGTCTCGACTTGCTCGGTTACAGTAGCTTTGCTTTCCGAGAAGTAAGAACCCTTAATGGTGTTCAGCTTTTCTCTGTAAGTCTCTTCATCCTTGAAGGATACCGCTTCAGCGAGAGAAGCAAACTTCTCTTTCTGAGTGTCGGTGAGACCTTCGCTCATTTCGGCAACAATGCCGCCACGAGTGAATTCAGAGATGCGGGATGACAACTTCACATTCGCTTCAATCTGTTCGTTGAGGCGATCTTCCATTTCACGAAGGGAGACGTTCATAGATTCCAGAACATCTTCTTTGCCCTCAGGCACATCAATGTAGTGCTCATCAAACAGGGACTTAAGTCCAGTGATGAACGACTCAGTGATCTCAACTTTGAGACCAGTGTCGATGGCGACTTGGTTCTCTTCGAGCCAACGCTCAGAAGTGTACTTCATCATTCCATCAACTTCTTCTGCCAAGGATGCACGAACTTTCTCGACTTCCTCAGCAAGCTTGGTGTTGTACTGTGACTCAAGTTCCTCAACAATCGCACCAATCTTGGTCTTGACTGCTGCCTCAAAAATGGTGGCTGCCTTTTCAAGGAACTTCTCTGACAGTTCTTCGCCTTCTGCGAGTGCTGCAACGTCAGCACTGAGGTCCACTTCAATGTCCTCGCGACGGGTACCGTAACCGATTTTAGAATCGAGTTTGGGTTCAGAACCAGCAGGCTCATCTTTGCCATCGCCACGTGTCTGACCGTCAGATACGGCACCCTTGGTGGCGTTATCTTTCAGTTTGTTGGAATCATCTTGAGGATGATTGTGCGTGGGAGTAGGACCACCGAGATCAGTAATAGACTGACCAGGGACCAGGGATGGATCGAGTTTGCCAGGAGTTTGATCGCCAGGTGCTGCTTTCGCATTCACTGCAGTTTTGGACTGAGTGGAAGGTGCAGCGGGCTCCGAGCCAGGCACCGTGCTGCTGGGGAGTTCCATTTCTGAAACCATCTCCTCAAACTTTTCGTTAATCAATTGGGACATCGGAGTTAAACCTCTAAGCTTTACTTTTATTATGTCTAGAGTTATTTATAAATTAAAGAGAGTTCAAGAAATTCTGGAACACTCTGAGTTTCCGCGTTTCAATTTCGCGGCGCTCACTTTCAGAAATGAACTTTTTATATTTAGCAACTTTAGATTCCTTAACGATACCGTTATCCCAGACCCACTCTTTACCTTCAAAGATGCCATTGACAAAGGCATCAGGTGCGGAAGGATCGGCAACAATATCGGCGGCGGTTGCTAGCATAAAGTCATCTCTGACATAGTTAGCATCTTCGCGACGCTCCACAGAACCAAGTCCACGTGAAGAGACGCCGAGTTTTACACCTTCATCTAGTAAGTTCTTAGCGATCCTACCCATTGGGGTGTCAAGGATTTTTGCCCTGCCAATAAAATTACTTCCCTCTTTTTTGAGAGAGGTAATACGATGAGACACGCGATCGAGATTGATGGTAGGACCATCAGGATGACCAAGCTCTCCAACAGCACGAGAATTATTCACGTGTTCTTGGATGTACTTGTTCACTTCGCGCTCAAGAACAGACATCGGATAAACCCGACCATTGCGGTTCTTCAGTTCTGCCTGAAGGAAAACACCTTCAATATAATGAGACTTCTTGCCGTTTTTTTCTTCGACTAGAAGATTAACCTCTTCAATCGTTTCCGTTATCAGTTTCATCGGTTTCGGGTTCTGCGGTTGCTTCTGGTTCTGCAAAATAAGTCTTCGCTAAGACATCAGCATAGTTGTCTAAAGTCTCTGCGGACTTGCCATACAGCATTTTGTTGATGGCATCTACTGCTGCAGCACGATTGCCATCAGCAATAGCATCAACCGCCGCACGTGCGGAAGCTTCGGGTGTATTTGAATCCATAATAATGACCAGAATATTTCTATTTAGCTATCCAGATCGCTAGACCCCGTAGTGGCACCTAGGTCTGGTTGATTTTCAGGTAGAGCTGCATCAATTGGAACGATCGAAGGGATGATTCCAGCAGACCTTTCTGCTTTAATTTGAGCTTCAATTTCTTTCTGCTCAGACTCAGTTTGATGCAAGATATTTGCCTTGATATACTCCGCAGAGAAATAACGACCGAGGTATGGTTCCATCTTGACTGCCAGATCCATACGATTGCCGATGAGCTCTGCTTCTTTTAGTTCGTTAAAATGATTGTCGAAGAGGAAATCATATTGGATATGCTCACGCATATCTTCCCACTCTTCAATGCTGATGACTCGTTTCAGAACGAGTTGAGTCTTCAGAATATCATCAAACAGAACAGAAAACTTTTTACGGAGGCGACCGACGAACTTGGAAAATTTAAGTTCGTCACGAAGAATCTCATTACTTCTTCCGAGACTAAATCCTTTTTCTCCATCTAACCGACTCGGGGGTAAGTTGAGCGATTTAAAGAGCTTCGTTCTGAAGTACTCTACATCTTTTAATTCACCAAGGTTTTGCCCGCCAGGCAGGGTAGAAATTTCGGTACCGCGCCCTCCCTCGCGGCGAGGAAGCCAGAAGTCTTCCAGCATAGACATATGCTTTTTGTCATCGCGAATCTCACCCGTGTTAGCATCATAAACCAGTTTGTTGCGATACCGATTCATCACATCGCGCAGGTATTGTTCCGCCTTATTCTTCGGCAGATTACCTACATCGATGTAGAAAATCCTACGCTCAGGTGCTCTACTCAAACGGTAGATAACCAAAGCATCTTCGATCATTCTCAACTGGTTGAGAGACTTGAT